CTCCGAGGAGTGCCTGATGAGGGCCTTGCAAGGCCCAATTCGGGAGCGCTGTCTTCTTTCTGGAATTGCTAACCAGATCGTAGCACGGTGCTTGGGTAGGTTGATCACCTACTCACATTTCCCGGTAGTGCTTGACTCTTACGAGCAAGTACTACGCTTGATGTTCGCGGTTTGCTACCGCAGCCAGAAATGGCACCTCCATACGGAGGGCATTTGTCGAGGGTGACCCCCGAGGCTTATGCAAACGGGCAATCCTGCCCAAAGGTTATGTGGCTCCTTAAGCCACGTTATCTCTACCATGAGGTTTAGATTATGACAACGACGGCACGGCATCGTGAACGGTGGGACCGAGTTCAAACCCTCGAAGATATAATGAGGATTAACTACGGCGACACCGAATCGGCGGTTTGGCAAGCTGACACCCTGATAGGGTGGGGCAAGCGCACCATCGACGACTATGTAACGTCGGACTATAAGCGAAAGATTGCTGATGGTCAAATAATCAACAACCCTGTTGCGTATCAGAAGCACACCTATGAACATCATGGTGGTGCACTCTGGGAGGAACAGCACAACACTAGCCCATACTGGTTTAAGTTTCACGATGGAAACATCACCCAGTGGAAGGCAGGGGGGACTAATCTGTATGATACAGAACCCCAGGAGCTCCAGGATCTTAAAACTGGCGCTTCTATTGAGCTGGCCAAACAGAAAGCGTTACGCTTTATTAACGCATCTGATTACGGCTTTGGAGAAGATGTGGGAGAAATCCGAGAGACTTTCAAATTTCTCAGATCACCTTTCACGTCCATGATAAAAGTAGCAGTCGATTTTAGAAAAATGGTCTTAAGGAGGCATAAAACCCACCTTAACCTGGTTCGCGATCTGCGTGTAAAAATGCGGAGAGCGAAATCTCTCAAGAAGAGAGAATATTACCGTCGCCGTCTTCGGAAGGCAGAAAAGTCACTCAAATTCCATATCACCCTCGCGGGTGCATGGGCTGAGTATTTCTGGGCGTTTCAGCCTCTCCTCCGCTCTGCGGAGGATGCTTTAACAATCCTAGGAGACTTAGGTACAGGCTTAGACCTGGAAAAGACTGCCCCACGCTTTAGTGCGCGTGGGTTCAGCGATGGGGAAGCGGCTCACGCCGTTGACCGCATCGTTGGTAATCCGCCCCCAGATACAGGTCAGAATATATCTTATACTAAGACCCTCTGGGAGGAATACCATGCTCACATCTTGTACAGCCTCACAAATCCTGTGCGAGATTGGAGAAAACTCCTTGGCCTCAGATTCCGCGATTTGCCTGTTACTATCTGGCAAGTCACACCATTATCCTTTATGGTGGATAGAGTTGTGAACATCTCCTCAATGATTGAGGGGGTCACGAATCTAGCGGATCCGAGCGTAGAGATATTAGCCGCATCAGTGAGAACCAAGCGAGAGCAGACGTTAAAAGCGCAGCTCAATAACGCTTGGAGATACGGTTATACCACTGTAAATGCCGACGGCGGTTTAGTTGAGGACACAATCTTCTCCTACAATCGTCAAGTTTGGCATCCATCCTTGTCGGATACTCTACCAAAGATAGAGATATCTGGTTTAGTTGACGACGCCTTTAAAATCATCGACCTTGCCGCGGTCCTCGTTTCGAGGCTACGGTTCTGACCCTAGCGGGCCAGAGGAAGATAACTTACTGGAGACACCATTATGTCAATTGATACAGCTTCCATTGCTGTCGACTCAACGGTCGGCTTTACTGGGGGTACTGCAACCGGTCTTAAGTCCTTGGGGACAGCCGTGAATGGCAAGAAATCTGTCATTCTCGACGATAGTTCTGATTTCGTGGATCAAACCACGATTGATTTTATCGCCAGGCTACCGAAGGTCAAGAAGGATGCACCGAGTGGTTACACTGCGCGCCGTTGTGGCGTGACTCTCAAGAAACCGAGGCAACAAGCCTCACTTGAGTATCACGTTGATACGGCCAAAGCGGAGCTAGCGGTATCGGTAGAGACTACCGCCGCTGAACTGCTGACCATGAAGGTCAATCTGTGTAACTTGATAATGGACGCCGATTTTGACGACTTTTATCAACATGGATCTACGGAATGAACACACCTATGCTTTCACAAGCCGGCCAAGAATTTCTTGAGCTGGCCAAGCAAGGTGGGCGCTGGCTACCTGTTCTGGGTGTGTACGCCCTTCTCTTCTGGATCATTGAATTGCTTCCAGTCGAGTCGGAGACGACATGCCCGGTTCAGGACAAAATAGCCGATGCTGTTCCGAAGACGCAGGAGAACCCTGCAACCATACGCTCGATCCTCGAGGGCGCAAAAGCCCTAATCCATTAGCCGAAAGGCCGAGGATACCCAAACTAACCCTAGAATAGGAGATATTCCGAATGGGAAAGTGTAATAAAACACCAGTGAAACAAGTAAAGAGGCAAACACCGCTCTTTAATGCGTCTGTAATAGCAACGAAAGTTGCGGACGCAGTCACTCGTGATTTTGCGGACCTCACACAGGAGTACGAGGAATGCAGCAACCTTTACCCCGAGGGTGAATTTATTCATCCCTTAGCGGGTGCCGTTAGGCAGGTTACCGAGCTTTTAAAGAAGTTCGACCCTGGCGAAACCAAGGAGAACCTAGAGTTAGCCGCCTATGAGAAATTCTTGGCGACAAATGCGCGTATAGGTGATTGCAACGGGTATCCGTACCCTAGCGAAAACCTGCGCATAACTCGTGACATGCCGTTCGAGCACAAAGTGCTCATTAGGGCGAGAGCCCTTTACCGGCATATCCTTGGGCCGTTTAGCTTAGAGCGTCTGTTTGAAGTGTGCAAACACTCATCAGGCTCGTCAATAGGCGTACCTTTCAGTGACACCAGTCCTGAACGGAAGATGCTTTTTCCGCTAACTCATACGGCAGGTTGTGAAACGTTGATGGAAGAATACTTCATGTGGGACTCCAAAACCCACATCGCCGTTCAGCAATTGAACGACGTATTCGCCCCATCCGGGGCTCAGAAGTATGAGCAAGTCATCGGATCACGCGCTACAACTGTCAATAAGAAAGCTGACGAGCGTCGGTTCATCGCGCCCGAGCCTACTGTAAATATGTTTCTACAGCAGGGGCTTATGGTGATGATGTATGACGCATTGAAAGCAATCGGACTTGACGTCCAGAGTCTCCCCG